CAACAAGAGTTTGTCCGACAGCATCGTTTGACTGATACACGCCCCAGACATCTTCGTTAATTGAGTCGCCAATCTGAATGTCGGGTGATGCATTATTGGGTGATTTGTACGGGTAATATATTCCCGCGCTTGACCCGTCCGTAGAAGATATTAAGGTATCACCATCCCGAACACTTTCAACTTTGACTTGATTTCGACAGAAGCAGTAATAGCCGTATCTCTCTTCTATGCCGTCCGTGTATCTTGCAAATTCACGCTGCAAAACATCAGGAATAGACTTTACCTTACCTACAATATCCACTATTCGCTGATTTGGGCGAGCTATATTTCTCCTGTCTGACAGCGAGTTGTTCGGGCTTTCTTGATTTCGGTTTACGTTTTGAAGCGGTAATTCTTTTTGTGATAGAAGCGCAACCCCGACTGATACAACAAGAGATACGATGAGAGCTATAGTTAGCGGGTCTCCAGCCGGAAGCATTACAATATCAACCTCAACTGCCAGCATCATAAGGCCTTCATCACGGCTTATCTCTTTTTCTGCGCAAACACCGCCCTCGTAAACTGCGAAGTTTTGCCCACTTTCCACGTTTTCAATAATCCAAGATATAACACTGCCGTCATGTAAAATCTTTTCGGATTTAAGCTTGCCGCTTTTTGGGTCTCGCTTATGTAGTGTGATTAACGCCAAAATGTGACCCCCTGATAATCTTTAATGAATTTTTCATACGAGTCCAAAACAACTTGCTTTCTAGTCCTACAGCAATGTGTGATCTTGTTGTCATAGAATACGCCACAATGATGAATTTGGCGACCAGATGTTGATTTGGTTACAATTACAATGTCGTAGTTTTTCGGGCTTTCTACTTCCCACAAGCCATGATCCCACCCTTTCATTTTTTCCGTTATAAGCTCAAATGCTCCTCTTAAATCTTTGGGGCTAAACGCCACTGTTTTAATTCCGTTGTCAGCCCTAACGGCGCACGCATGAGTCCAGCAATTGTAATTTCTAAATGAGTAAGGCTTTCCGATGTATTTGATCATGATAAAGACCTCAGCGGCGGGAATCGATCAAAGTCGAATATCTCGCCGGTCTGGTCTGCATTTAAGTCAGGCGCCCCAGCTTTTATTGTAAATACTCCCTTTTTTTGAGGCACAGAAGAAACGATGTATTCAATATACTCAACAGGAGAGTCTAGGTAATCGCTATGATAAATCGAGTAAGCTGCGATAGGTGATTCTGTATCACCAAGCGGTATTCTTTCCAACTCAGAATCAAGCACATTCAGCGAGTCGGCAATAGTGAAAGAAACTTGCTGTGATAAGTCATTTGACAACACAGAATCGCTAGGCTTCATTGAGGCGGGCTCGAACTCAACAACACCAACACCTGTAACCGTTGCCGATAATGGCACGCTATCAGCAACAAGGTAGTAAGTTTTGGAGAACTTCGAGTGCGATAATGTGACGCATTCGTAATAGCGCTCATTTTCAGGACGACTTGAAAGTAATATTCTGTATGCCTCTAATTCAGTCAATTGGCGCCCCCAATACAAAGTTTTCTAATCCGTTTATAACATCGAACGATTGCTCACCATAGCAGTCATACAGCTCGTATAGATTGCTGCATGTCTCATTCTGACTGGGTGTAACCTTAGCCAGTACAGTAGCGGCTAGATACCAATTACCGTGAGACGGCTTCGATGCCTTAATGCTCCCTGGCTTTATGTAGCATTGGTGCTCAACTATTCCGGCGCCGCTATCAAGCATCATCTTGAACGAGTTGGCGCCGTGGTTTATTGCTACATCGTAGAAGTTTAGAAATGCATTGTAACCAACATCACTAAGGATGAAATTTAGGTTAAATGGAGGCGATTCAAGTGTCGTATCAAGGCCAATTCTAGGCAATCCGCCCGAAACATTGACCTGCAAAACATTCGATCCCCGCTGGGTGGAATAGTTTTTATTTGTTAGTGGTTTGATTGACCGAGGCCACCAAAAATCACTCATCGTCCCGCCCTCTGTGCATTTGTATTTGCCCCTAATGATTTAGATATCTGGCTGTTTGCTTCGCCAAAATCACTAGAAACAGTGCTTCGTATTAGTAGAATTATGCGACCGTCATCGTCTGTACTTTGTTCGAATTCTTTACTTCCGGTTGACTGATCGATGACGACTAGCGAAACCTGTGGCGATCCACCTCCACTATCGCCCATTATACCTTTCATTTGCTGCGCTGTCCTGACTCTAGAATTCGATGCCGGTGTCAATATCTCGAGCTGGCCACGCTCTGCTACTGTCGATGACTGACCAGCCGCCAAGCTTCCGCCCTGCTCTCGAGCACTTGCCGCAGATACAACTCCAGCTCCCAGCGCGGCAGAGGCTTTCCCCGCCGCTGCGGCTGCAGTAGGTGCATACAAATTCAGAGGATATGGAGCGCCAGATGTTGCAGTAAATGCATTTTGAGCAGCTTGAGCCGCCGAAGTTGATGCTTCTGCCGTTTTTTGCTTAACGAATCCCGCGCTTATTACCCTGTCGACTATCTGCTGCTGAATTAATTGCTGTGCCAGTGATTTGAAAATCATGTCTGATACAGCGCCTATAGTTCCAAGTATTGCATCTTTTGCCGTGGCCTGACCTTTAGCAACATCGAGAAAGTTTTGCGCTATCGATTCGCTTACAAGCTCGCCAGATTGTATTGCTATTGCGTTCTGCTCTTCGAATCTTGCTTTTTGATCCTCTAGCTCTCTATCGCGTAATTCTGACCTTTGTGTTAATGAGTTAATCTCCACCTCACGCAATGCCGCAAAGTATTCTGTTTCGCTCAAGATCCCCTTTTCTCTATAGCTTTGAAGAAGTGCTGATTTCTCGTCTTCTTTCTGTCGTATCGCCTCAAGCTCAGAATTATTTAATGAGAGTATTGCGTCAAGCTGCTTTTGAGCTTCATCTTTTTCTGATACTGAGGGTCCAGATACCGAAGGCCCAACGCCGAATTGGGATAAGTCAGACTTTGGTCGAGAACGATTTATCTCATCAAACTTAACCTTTAGTTGATCTGCAGCATCAACTTGCTTTGAGAATGAGTCTAGCGCTGCCTCTCTCTCTCCAAGTATGGCGACAATACTTTGCTCTCTAACTTCATTTATTTCAGCGAATCTTTTTGCTGTATCAACAGGATCGCCAAAAGTAAGGAATGATTTTATTGATTCGGCTTGTACTTTTGCTTTGTCAATCAACGATGCTATTTCAACAGTGGCTATCTGAATTGCTGCGCGTATATTTTCTGGAAACTCAGTAAACGCATCAGTCAAAAAGTCAGCGGTCTCGCCACCGGCAAATGCCAAAGCCTTAAAATCTGGATAGATACCAGAAAATGCAGCACTTACATCATCACCAAATGTCAAGAACCTGCTAAAGTTGGCGTCTAAAAGGGCGCCAATCTGGCCGGATGCAAGCGAACTTTCAAGATCTTTTATCGCCGCTGTTGATCCGCGCACAGACGACTCTATTAGGTCGCCAGCGCCCATACTGCTAACAGTTCGGAATAGCGAATCCCACTGATCCTCTAGGTTTGATATTGCCCCGTCTAGAGTGTCAACCCTATCTGCCATAGCGCCAGCAAAGTTATTATCTCCAAGCTCGGTTAAATATCTTTGTATCTCTGTCGCGTTTTTGCCAACAGTGGTAGTAACACCGGCAAAAGTAAAAGATACCTCTTCGCCTTGTGATCTTGCTTTTATACCAAAATCTTTTAATCGCTCAAACTCACCAGTAGCAGCATCAGCTACAGCTGCGATAAGCTGGTTAAGATCCTTACCCATTGCTGATGCTGTATTGCCGAACGATATCAAAGCCTTTTCGCTTGGGTCCAAACCAAGATTAACAAGCTTCGTAAAGGCGTCTACCGATTGCTCCAAAGCAAATGGCGTCTCGGATGCAAACCGCTGTAGCTCGGCAAATGCTATTGATGCGTTTTCGGCACCGCCAACGGCAGTTTTTAGGCGAGAGTTAAGAATGTCGAATTGGCGCGTAACGGTTACAAGCTTGTTTACTCCAGAAACAGCAGAGGCTACCGACACATACGCGGATGCAAGACCTAACGCGGCCTTTGCAGCCCTTGAGGATGACGTTGTGAGGCTATTTAATTCTCTTGTTGCAGTTTGAGCACCAACAGTGCTTACAACCGCCGTCAACCGCGCTTCTGCCATGACTAACCCCTATATTTTTCAAAAATTGCATCGATGGCTAGTATAGCATCAATCTCTTCTCTATTTAATCTTAACCCTGACTGGTCTATGTATGCAATTAAATCCCTTATCGTTATCGGGTCTCGAGGCATTAATGAAAGCTTTTCGTTATCGGGGATTAATGAAAATCGAACTGACTTATGAAGCTCCCAGAGATATGCAACAGATTTAGGTATTTCGGGTTCTTCAGTTAATGGAAGTTTAGCGCCCATAGCTTTGAGCGCCTTCACATGCTGGGATTCTGTGCCACCATGCTTATTTCTCACGATACCGGAATACGCAAAATCAGCGAACTCTAGAAGCTCGCCTACTTTTTTGTGAAGTAGTTTGCATTCAATGATGCGTGAGATATAACCGAGTCGGAAAGGCCTGGGTTTTCAGCTAGAAGTTCAAATGCATCATCACTTGAGAAACACTCTTTGAATGACCACCCAGTAATAAGTTTTGAGGCGAATTGAACC